CAGAGAATGTGGTGGCGGCCGCGAATCGCCTGAAGAAGGAGACGTCGGATGAAGAGCGATTCCGCATTGTCTGCGGCCTGCTGCGCGGGGGCGGCGCGGCGACTTACCTCGACAAGGTGCGCTACTTGATGTTCAGCGAGACTGTCGTGACGGGCCTCGACATGCTGGGGGGCATCTACAGTATTCTGCGGCATGCGCAGCTGGCCATAGCGTGCGCGTCGCCATTGATCCTCTACGACGCGGTGGAGGCGCTTACGGAGGCGAAGCATGTGTGTGGGTCGAACACAGAGGTGCGGAATGCGATTGCCGAGGTTATTGCTCGGGACCACGACGTCGTCGGCGGAGATGCCGAGTTCGTGCGCGAGACATTGGGGTTCACGATGGGTTTCCATTCGGTCGGAGGGGGCCAAAAGTTCTCGGTCGTGAATGAATCGGGAACAGTGCAGGACGTCGACATCAAGCTCACGGCGGCGGGGAAGATAAGCATCGGGGCAACCGAAGTCGTCCCGAAGGAAAACAAGGATTGGGTGATTCAGTATCTGGGCCACTATCCCGCGTGCATGACAGTCATAATGGAAACGGTCAGCGCCCTCGTCAGCAAGTCCCACCAGCTGATCGCGATGAACCTCGAGGGGCGGAACTTAATCGTGGATTTCGGGTCGATGCAGGATTTCCTGAACAAGATGCTGGCCACCATAAGCGGGGCACTCGACTTGCTGAGGCCGCACATCGACCCGGCGAGAACCAAAAAATATGTATCGAAAGAGGTCGTCGGCTCGTTCTACTGGATGCAGGAGCAGATCGTCGAGCGCTTGATTCATGGGCGCCCAGGGCGGAATGTCGAGGGAAAGCGCCTGCATGAATACCGCACATTGACGCGGCTAACGCATGACATCAAGAACGCAATCAATCGGCTGATAATGCCGATTACATCGACAGTGGCCGGGGCGCCTCTGGGAAAGGACCTGCGGGCCGTTATCGACTATTCGAAGCAGTTCGGGCCGCTTGTCTGCTTCGACCCCGAAGACAAGTATAATAGTGGTCTTGATCCTTCGCTAAAGCAGGATGCCCTTGGAGATGCCGCGTCGTCGACCTACCTGAAGCCGAATATGCAGGATAGTTTCTATCAGCTGCTTGTCCATGGATTCGGCCAGGAGAAGACGATTGATACGCGCTTCTTGTATTCTCTGCGCATGACGCGCGACGACAATGCCTTCGAGGATCAGAACAACTCGATTATGCTGGCGTTCAATAAGCTGATCGCGATGTACCTCCATCAGTTCTATGATACGTCGAGCGGGAAGATCTATGCGGGATTGCTGTCGCAATTCGCGCAGGGGGCCTTTAACAAGTACATTATGGATCAGCGGATGACTTTCCCGGATTCGCTGCCGTACTACTTCATCGATAATCCCGGGTTGAGGCAGTCAAGGCAGGCCGATAAGCCGATCGGAGGCACAAACTTACAGATTCGCATCGCCAAGGAGCTGGAAGAGTGTGATAAGTGGCTTAATATGTTGACATTTGGAGGAGCAACGGCGCGAATGCTCTTGGGAACCCGAGACGATGGGCTTATTATTTCCGAGCCGATGCCTGATATCAGTGCGCGGAGGTTCGACTTCGCTGCGCGGCCGACGCGGGAGGAGTTCAATACGAATACGAATTACGGTGCGAATACCGCGGCCGCGGCCGCGGCCGCGCTAATCGGGCGGTGGTTTGCGGCCGGGAATCCGCCAATAAACGTAGCGGGTATAGGAGCGACGTCACCATATTTCCAGCGCGTTCTCAATAATGCGCACACGCTGGATGCTTTCAGTGATACCGTGAAGAGGTACGAAACGAATCCAGTGCCGGCAAATATTTCGGGTGTTATTGATGTCCCGGTCCTCGTCGGCGGCACGGCAAATACGGACTGCAACACTCTGGCAACGCAAATTAGGGCCGCTACGCCAAATACGAACCCCGGTGATTGTCCCGCTATGCTCTCACTTATTATCATCGCGTGCCAGTATGTGTATCGCGTAGTGCGAGACACTTATAATAACGAACTGTGGAATCTTGGCGATTCCACAGCGATCGCGCAGGCATTGGTTGCAAATGTCCAGAACGCAGCGAATAATCCTATCGGTGATGGTTTGGCGAGAACCGCCACCGCTGGTGATGGTGCTATGCACGCAGTGATTTTGTCTAACCGTGGTGCGCAGCACCAGGTGATACTTCTCGCGACGCTCGTGCCTCTGGTGAAAGTGATAAACGCAACGGTTGCGGCTAACGTTCATAATCTCATACCTAATATCATCATCACGATCAACAATATCCGAGTAACATGCGGGATTGATATTCCCATATTGCCCGCCGATGCGGATTCTCATTTGGGCATTCAGTCGGGCGGGCCTTTGACTCAAGTCGCGAATCTGGCATCCCCTCTTGGACGTGCACACAAATACCAGCTATCTCTGGCGGCTGCTTGGTTAGCGAATAATACTACCAGCGCAGGTATAGGTGATTTACTCAATTCATTCGCGGATGTCAACGCCGTGAACGGTCGACACCGAGGTGATAATGCGAACGCGGGTCGCGATACATGTACATTTGCATCACCCGGTACGTATCATCTCATGGAGACACTTGACGATTGGGCATGGGCAGGGATTTCTGATGAAAAGAAGAACGAATTTCGGGACAAGTACCCGTATATGTCCATTCTTATTGGGTCGGGTGCGCGAACGAGAGTCATGAGGCACCTCACGGGAAGGTATTTGGACATGGTATACTTCCATGGAAATAGAGACGGACCGATTTCCATGTCCCGGGAATCCGATGTGTATACGTACAACACTATGGCGACCCTAAATGCAGCGCCCGGCGGCACTGTTCAACCGCCGCTCGTCGGTTTGATGTGTGATATGTTCAATGGAATTCGCCGCACTAAGAAGGCAAAATTGGGGCTTTTCGATAGTCCTACACTTACGGGAGCTGCGGGTTCGGCACTACGACCCCTGATTCGCGATCTGGAAGACCCCGTATTTATAACCTTCGTTCGGTCATTCCTAGTGAAGAACGGTATTAATCTTTCCAATCAAACTCAGATGCCGCGCCTCATGTACAACATTCTCCCCGCGTTCGCGATCAGCGCTCTGCATGAGACTCGAACCGTGAGACAATGCGCATCGGAATATTGGGCTACGTTAGTCGGAATGGCGCGCAATACGTTAGCCGCAGATTTGATGAACGTGTGGACAGACGGGTCTGAGTTCGATCCGATTATAGCCGGAAGCGGTAATAATCTACGAACGAATGTTGGGACTATCATCGCGCCGATTAGCGGCGCGGCTACAGCCCCCGTTAACGGCATTGCGATTCTGGGGAATCAGGCGATCAGTGCAGCAAGGGCGCGGGCTAATCTCGACTATTTCGAGGCAATTCCGACAGTAATTAACGCCTGGGACGGGTATGTCAAAGAACTCCTGGACGTTGGGCTGCAGGCGGCTGCGGGTGCGGCTATGCCACGTGTCCACAGAGCCAATAGCTATTATGACGCTGTTTATGACGGCGATACCGATCGAGCCTATCTTACCAGAATAATTCTCAACCCTGTTCGTATGGGACTATTGATCTATATAACGCGCCTACTCGCGCAACTACATATTCTATCGGTCCAGTATCGATGCACGGCATATGCCATTCAGCAATCTGGCGATAGAGTTGCGGAAAGCGATATTGTGGCCCGCGCGTATTGGCATGAATTTGCGGGACCCATACTTGGCGCGGCAAGCGAGTCTCTTTCCAAACTCACAGGCGCCGAGATTGAGGCAGGATCAATGATATTCGATGGCTTTATGCCGTCCGATGCATCGGCGAGATTCGACATTTCCCGCTTATTTGGTATGATTGTCTCGAAACAAGGGGCAACGAAGACCAATAAATCAGCATACATACAAATTCGGCCCTATTTAACTATCGACACGAGCGCCGCGCTCCAGCTGACCGAGATGAAAAGGCGAGTATCGGAGACATCCACTGACCTCGGCGCACCGACTCAAGTCAGTAATGCCGAATCAGCAAGCCAAGCAGCAGGCACTGGCAGTATCCAATCCGCGGCAATACGAACGTCCCTCGCCGGCGGCCGAATGGTCGTTACGAATGCGGCCGGTGTGCCGCGAGGTTATAATAATGCCCCGCAAGGCGTTCAGGATGTCGTGAATTGGGTTAACACGGCCCTTCAGGATGGGTCGATATGGACCGCGATAACTGAGGCACATAGAGAGCTAGATGACGCATTCCAACGGCACGTCAACACTATATTCCGTCTTAAGATGAGTTCTGTGAGCTACAGCATACCGGCTGAGATGAACATCAAGCACATCATTACGCTGAAGGAGTTCAGCGATGCCCTGGATGTCGACGCTATTACCATCGGGGACGGTAAGTTCATATCCTACGCTCCGAAGATCAGTAATGTTGACACGGCCCAAGACGAGGCCAGGGAGCGTATTACGAGCTATCACGTAGGCCTATATCCGAGCGCGAATCGCAGGGCAAGCGACCTGATCCCCACGATGCCCAGCCACGAGCGCTTCGGCGAGCGCGATCTTCCCGATGGGAATCACGTCCTGTTCGGCACGCTCTCCTACATGATGCACAACATCATTACGAGCCGCGACGAGCGCACCCGAGTGCCCGTGTTCCTGCTCGAAAGCGTCGCCGAAGTCCCCGCATACATGCGGGAGAAGTACCGCGCGCTTCTGCCCCAGTTCAAGGCCGCGCTGACGGCCCTCGTAGACAAGAGTGAGCTCTACAAGCAGTTCATCCAGATGTTCGGCGCCAACTTCAAGGAACCAATCGCCGGCGGCACTCGCGACGAGCGGGCGGGCTACAAATACGACGGAAAGCTCATTAAGGACCGCCTCATCGGCATTCTCACTACGGTCGCCAACGGTTCGGCCGCCCTCATAGCCGACTGCGACAGGGTGCTTCGCGAGATAGGCGACGATCCGCACTTCTTCGAGACGTATCAGAACTCGTACAAGGACTACAAGGCGGTCGCCGGCGCGGACCCCATCATGCCGATATCCGCGCTGCCCTACATATTCGCCCGCCAAGATAAGGCCGACATCGCGCCGCCCATCGGGCACATCGCCAATGTGCTCAGCCTGAACTCCAACTTCGGCGAGCCCGAATTCAAGTTCCAATATGGCATTCGCGGGCTCATCGGCGGCCGCGAGCTCGGCCCGGAATCTCTCTATGGGCTGACTTCGACGCTGCGCATATTCGACCAATTCTCCCATAACCGCGTGAAGACGGATCCCGTGCAGATGGGCAATTACGCCAAGCTTCTGGCCCGCGGGTTCGCATTCGCCCACGACATTATGCGCACGAAGCGGCTGATTGCCCCTATTCGCCTGTGGCGCGTCAAGAACACGGGCGCTGAGCCCGTCGATAAGGGAGATATGGCGCTGAACCCAATTGTGCGGTCAGTCAGGGCCAATTGTCAGCAGCTGCGCGGGAATATCGCCTGGAATCACGTCATGTATCCGCTCGGGCACTTCGAGCCGTCCACTGCGGCGGAACATGTTGCCGGCCACACATTCCCGCTCAGCTACAGCGCGGACTCAACGAAGGAGGCCGTTATCAGCGACATCATCGGAATCGTCGAGAACCGCAATAGGGAGGCCGCGATTCGCGCGGTGGTTAAGCCCCTCATCGACCCGAATGAATCGCAGTCCGACTGGGTATTGGCGAACATTCTCGACCTGAACATCATTCCCTTCGACATCCATATTCTAGCGCGGCAGATGCCCCTACACTTCATTCATAACTACGCGTATACATTCGACCATCTCGTAGTCGACACGCTGATGCCCGGCGTGAATCCGGGCAAGTTCCTCGAGGAACATGACGAGAAGAAGGCGCTCACGAGCGCGCGGGACGCCATGCTCACTCTGCTGCTCGAGCCCGACCGCCCATTGACGGAGGGTGATCGCCTCCACGTGATTAACATGTTCCGCGGGGCAACTGGGATTCCCGACCTCGCGCGGCCGAAGTTCCTCAGCGACCAGCTTCACGGAAAGCTGCTGTTCGGCGACCTGTGGACTCTCGCCGGAGAGAAGGGGCCGGCGGAGATCGGCCCGATGAGCAATCCGGAGATAGTGCGGAAGATATTGGATGTAATTGCGAACGCCGTTAGCGGGAATGCACTAGGCTCACGGAACAAGATCGATCTCTCGGTATTCGCGGCCAATACCCCTAACCTACATCCGGAATACGCGTCGACGTACTTATCGCGCACACTGGCCTCCTTTATTGAGCGCTATATCCAGTATACGAACAAGATGCCACCTGATGACAACGATCATGGCCTATTGGCCTGGATTCGCGGCATAATATCGATCTGCGGATCGCTGACTGTGTTCTGTCCGCACTTCACGCAGATCCCGAGCAACATTGCCAACTTCCTGGTGCTCGCCGCGAGCAACTACCTGTTCGAGAAGCATAAGAGCAACGCTATCAATAGGGGAACCGCGACAGCTGTTAACCTCAGTGATGTCGCCTTCGGGAAGGCGGTCGGCGTGTCCGTCGCGTTCGATGATATCATAAGCGCACTGGAGGCGAATATGCGCGATACGCCGTTATACCTTGAGAGTGCGCAGTCATTCACTAATTTGGGTGGAGATGCTAATGCGGCCGCCCCATATAAAGCGACCGAATCCCCCAAAGTCTGGACGGCGATCTGGCAACGCTACGGGGAAGATATCCGGCGCTTGGCTGCCGAATACAAGATGTTCACTGAGAGCCGCGACGCGGCCATTGCTGCGGTAACTGAAAGTCCTGCGTTAGGGACCTACGCCGGCTCAATACTTGAGGCACTGCGCGCGATCGTCAACAATTCGGGCGATAACGTGCTTGGCGGGCCAACGCTGGCCGCGATAGAAGCCGGTCAACAGATTGCCGATCCCTCGGGGATACTGACAGATAATGCCGTCGTGATTGCCAGTACGTGGGCCGCGGCCAATGCTCCAGGAGCGGCAACATTGGCCCAATATAAAGCCTCCATTATGGACCACGTAAATCAGGTGACGGGAAATCGCCCGGGGAATCTCAGTAACGCTATCGATGCGATCATGCGGATAGTCGGGAATGGGATCGAGGCGCAAAGGGCGGCAGTAAACGCCGCTGCGGGCAATTTCAATGTTGCGATAGCGTTCGATACCGGGAGTGCAGTACAGACGCGCGTCCGGACTGCCTTACAGGGAGCTGGTTACTCAGCGAGCGCTCAGAATATAGTTGTGCGCAACGGTCTCATAATCGACGCCGCCGTTGCCGGCGGCGGCAACGCCGTCATTGGCAATCGAGGTCCGTACATTGTCGCATACGCGGCAGTTGGGGGTGTCAACGCTCTCGATAAGCAAATAGACAATCAGGCCGCCGGCAACGGCACTAGTCTTGCCGCCGGCGCTAATCCGGCGGCCACGGCCGCCGGTCTCAACGCGGTCGGCGCTCCGATACTTAACAGCGTTATCCAACTTCTTTCGGGAGCAGCTAGAAATGCAACCCTCACAGCCGCTATTCGAAAATACAATGAGGGCGCCAGCGGAGAACGATTCCCCGATCCAGTTGACGTTCGTCCCGGAACCCGTGTGCCCACGGAACCGTATAGTCCGAGCAGGGGTGTCTATCTGAACTCTGCGCCGGCGGACTCGGTTGACTCGATGTTGGGGATCTACACTAATCCAGCTAACGCTAAGCCGACGCTAGTAGAACTACAAAGCCTCAGTCCGGCCACGAAGAGCGCGATTCAGGAGGCTAAGCGCAATTTCCACCGCATGATGAACGACTACAACATAACTACTCTTGGGCACTGGCTCTTCGGCAAATCGACTTCATCCGCTCCGGCTCTCGAATATTCTCCGCTGATTCCCATCTATTTCCAAATATCCCAGGGACCCGCGCAGGCAGCCCCCGCGGCTGCCCTATCCCTCAGCGAGATGGCCAAGGACAATATCGGCCATTTCGCTTGGCGAGAGGCCCTCGAGATCGCGCTCCGCGATAGGCCCATAGGTACAGAGCCGACAATCGATCCGCGCGTATGGAGTTCGGCCACAGTTGGTGCCGTAGCATCAAATATCGACGCACGGATCGCCGCCATTAACACTCAGTCTCAATACATGGGCCGCCCCGACGACGACCGCGAATTCCACGGCAAAGTGCGCATTGCCTACCGGCTCCCGTCTAAGGATGAATATATTCCGCCCGATCCGGAATCCGAGTCCGGCGCCAACTTCGCCAATGTCAGCGCCGTCGCCAAGAAAATCGGCCTAATGCGCCTCGACACGCTGCTCGTGCGCAACCTCATCTTCATCACGAACGCCGAGCGAATCCTCCGCCTGCGCCTCCACCGCGACTTAACCTACAACCGCGACCGCGTCGCCAAGTCCCTTGGCGTACTTAGCTCCGATATACACGAGTTCTATGGAAATCAGACTCTGCCCCCTCCCGGCTCGAAGTACGTTGACAATGACCCCCGCTTCCGGCGCTACATCTAAGCGCGCACTCCCGCGCTCCAGGGACCTCTTTTTTTCCTTCGGGCAAATTGAATACGATCTGCAGGTATCTATACCCATGGCCACGACGACGCGTGATGTCGCCTATACCTTCTTCAGTTCCGTCGAGCTCCCGGCCCCAGCGGGCTTCCATAATGGAGGAAGCTCCTGCTGGTGTAATTCCATACTTCAGTCCCTGATTACGACCCCGGCAATTCGCCTCCTGCGCGCGGCGCCCCCGGAGCTGCGCACGAATCCTGTAGTCGCCGCGCTGATCGCCGCCCACGACAAGTCCTCGGTCCTCGGCCCCTTGACCCCCGCTGGCGCCGGCGCCTTAACCGCGGGCATTGACTTCCTCGAAGCCCTGCGGCGCGCCCCATCGACCGCTGGATCGCGACGCTTCACTGGCTACCAGCAGGAGTGCGCCGATGAGGCCCTCGCGATGATCTTCTCGGCCATTAGCTACGGCCCGCTCGAGGATCTGTTTACGTCCGTCTACGAATGCTCGATCACTTGCCCTGCCTGCGCCCATATCGACAGGAGTCGCGTCCAGGCCGTGCAGATCGAGCTGTTCGCCCCCGGCAAGCTGGCGACCCGCGAAGACTTCCAGAAGTACATCCTCGAGCACATGTCGCCGGTCGACTTGTACAAGTGCCCTTCATGCGGCATCACGTCGGCGAACCTGCCGCGCCGCGAATCTCTCCGGGTGCTTCGCGAGATCGTCGTGATCGTCATGAACAAATACGGCGCCGCCGCCCTCGATGCCCGCCGCCCGATTGATCCGGCGTCGATCGTGAGCTGGTTCCCTACCAGCCTGCAGTTCGCCTCGACGCGGGGCACAGTGCTCCATTACGATCTTGTAGCGCAGGTCGAACACGTCGGCTCTGTCAGCAGCGGCCACTACTGGGCGATTGCCCTTCGCCGCCCTGGGGCCCCGTATCAGCTGAACGACTCGTCGGTCTCCGCGGGGACCCTGGGGCCGACTCCCAATACCTATATGGCCTTCTTCTGCCTGTCGCGCGAGCTTCCGCGCACTTGACTTTTTCAGGAGACAAAAAATATGGGCAAATAATATATCAAGATGCCTCAAGGTTATTGCGTTAAGTGCAAGAAGAAAGTCGAGCTCTCGAACCCGAAAGCCGCGACCAATAAGCGCGGAGGGAAATACGTCAAGGGCAAGTGCCCGATATGCGGCACGGCGGTGATTCACTTCCCGAAGAAGAAGGGCGGAGACCCGCTCGCCGCGCCCCCGGCGACATTCGCCCTCGGCGAGCCGGACGCCATGGGCGCTATCGTTGGCGCCCAGAAGAAGCGCCGCAGCCGCCGCGGCGGGAAAGGTAGCCGCAAGTCGAAGAGCAGCCGCAAATCGAGCTCGAGCCGCAAGTCGAGCCGCAAGTCGAACGGGAGCCGCGGAAAGAAGAAGCGCAGCCGCAAGTCGAAGCATTGAGCCCCCGCGCTCTGCTGGAAAAAATATTTTTTCCGGCCGCGCGTCGCCTTACTCCATCTGCGGATTCGAATCCCAGCGGAACTTCTGTCGGCAGGCATATTGCTGCAGGTCGATATCGGGCACTTGATCAGGCGCGTTCACAGGGACCCTCTGCGGCCTGCCTAGGCCCCGCCAGGGCACTGGGTCGTAAGTATCGTGCCGATCCGGCGAGTATGTCGCCCCCGTCCACACTTCCGGATGCGCCATTCGGTCGCTGATGAATTGCCGATGATTCTGAATCGCCGCGGGATCTATGCTCTGGATCATAATCCACTCCTTGAATGTGATTCCCGGCATGCCGTACGAGTCCTTCGCGTAGGCCAGAGTCGCATCACACGCCGTAGGGCAGTAGAGCAAGCCTAAACTCGCCTCATCACATGCCCCGGCGGCGTTCTCGCCGAACGAGACGCTCTCGTTAACCGTCATGGATTCGACATTGCTCTTCGTGACTTCATCAGTTCCGGCCTGCTGGGCCCCCGTCGCGGTTTCCCCCGCGGTGGGCGCCGTCGGGCCGCCCCCGGAAATAGCAGCCCCCGTATCGGCCGCCCGACCAGCGCCCCCGGAATCGATAGCCTGGCCGCCCCCGGAAGTGCTCGCCGGCTTCCGGAACATGGCCGGATAGGCGTAGAAAATTATGAGAATCACGATCACTATCAGCAGGATCATGTAAGGGAGATTCATCGTCGCGAGAACTTATATTTATATCTCCGATAAACTCGCCGCGAAAAAAATGCGACCATTACTCGACCTGCGGCGAGTTGTTGATCCAGTCTTCCCTATCGGCGCTGCTCATGCGCCGCCCGCCATTATGGCCCCCAGAAGCGCCCCGTACCACAATCTGATCGCGTATGTAGCGCTGCTCGCGGAGCCGCTTGTAGCGCCCGCGCAAGTCCGCCACTACCCTGTCGATATCGCGCACCAGCTCGCCGTCCGCGGGCGACAGCTCAATGAACCCAGTCGGATCCTTCGCCGCGCACTTCTTCTCGGCAGCAATCCGGGCCATCCTCTCTATCGTTAGAGGAATGTTCAGGCGCAAGTACATTGCCGCGAGCCGGCGGGCGAAGAAGCCCAGCCTCTCTCTGCCGCCCTCGATGCCCGCCTCGATCGGCTTCTCGATAATGTCGTGAAAGTACTCGCCGGCGTAGAGCTGCGCCATTTCCCCCGGCCCGCGCCGCCTCATTAGCTGATCGGCCATTACGCCGATATCGACCTGTTCTCCAGGGTCCTTCGCCTCGGCCATCCGCCCGAGTTCCGCGGCGATCTGCATGAAGTCCTTTTCGTCGAGGGCCGCGAACTTGCGCCCCTCAAGCAAGTCGCGCATCCGCTCGCTCATCAGCAGGGAAGTCGCAGGCGACCCATTCACGACGGCGATTGGCCCAGCCGCCCCGACTACCGCGCGGCGAATTGCCCCGTAAGCCCCCCTCATGCGGCGGGCCGCGCTTATCTCGCCCGCCCCAATCGCGGGGCGCTTAGCCGCGCAGTAGCGCTTCAGAAACTCGCTGGCCGCATTGAGACAGTAAGTATCATATGCCTTGTAGCCGTCGTTGTCGTTCAGGTCGAAGCTCCCCGCTTTCGGCTGGAAACGCGCGTCGCTGAGTATGAACCGGGCAAATAAGCCCACGAGCCCGCTCGTCATGTAGTGTTCGCGATCAAGCTCGAGACCGCTCGCCGGGTGCTCGAAGACCCGCAGATACTCCATGCGGTCCCCGACAGTCTGCTCTACCTTCGCGCCAGTCAGTTCCCGGCGCACTCCCTTGGCGACAATCACGAACTCGAACTTGTCTCCCGGCGTCGGCGGCTCGTAGAGCGCGGCAATCGCCGGGTCAACGCCCTCCTCGAGGCGCCGCTTATGGTCCATTTCCATACGTTCGGCGAACCTCGACGCGCAATTCTTCTTTCCGGGCCTATATGTGGCGAAGCGCACGAACTGCCGAACTGGGATTTCGCTCCCGTAGAAGCGGTCGACTTTCTCGAGCACAATGTCGATAATCGGCCGCCGATTGGCGATATCCAGCGACTCACCGATAATCGCCTCGCCCAGCATCTTGACTATCGGCGCCTGACCCTGCTTAACTATGTCGATGCCGCGAATCATCGGTTTGGCCTCGAAATTGACCTTCTTGAGGTGCGGCCGCAGATAGTACTTCTTCTTGCCGCAGAACACCGTTGGGAAGCCGACCTCCTCGTAGTCCGTCGACAGGAAGGTCGTGTTATTGTCGGCCGCGAGCTGCGCCGCGATCAAGTCGCGGAGCCGCGCCATATCGGCCATAGTGGCCCGGATCATCGCGTCGGCGGCGCCAGCGCTGCCCGCGAACACCGATTCCGGCGGCTGAAGATAGACCGAGTCCGTATCGCCATAGATAACCGTGTAGCCGAGGCGCCGAACGAAATCCGCAATCAGCCCGAGATTCTGCTTGCCGGCGCACGTGATTCCCGCGGCGACAAGCAGCGAATATGCAGGCGAGCGGAAGTTGCCGCTCTGCCCATAGAAGGTATTCGCAAGGACCTTCAGGGCCTTCTGCTTCGAGTCTATGCAGCTCCTCGCGAATGCAAGTTCGCCGACAGCGCACATGCCCTCGCCGTCGACCGGCACATTCGCGCGCAGGCCGTCGGGCACCTTCACGCGCGTTTCCGGGCCGGCCGACGGGGGAATTGACTCGAGAAGCACGCTGAGCGCGACGAACGCCAACTTCAGGGGCCGCCGCGCCTCGAATAGATTACTTACGGCATACGCAAATATGCCCATATGTTCGCGAGGAAGGCCGGGCCGCCCATAACGGGCAACGAGCCGCCCCGGAGCCGGGTTATCGTAGCCCGCGATAGTTGGCGAACCCTCCTTGCGGGGGTCCACAATGCCGCCGTGGCGAACACACCAGCCGTGGCCCGTCCGCTGCTCGTTGCCCGCAGCTCCCTTTTCCAGGCCGACTTCATATGCGAACGGCCCTATTTCGTGCAGTTCGTAGCCGCGCGCCTTCAGATCCGCCGCCTGCTGCTCGCTGCTGACTATCGTATCGGGGCTTATGTTGTAAGTCCGCATCAGCGATGGATATAGCGACGCGAAGTCCTGTGCCGCGATCGGGCGCCGATTATGCACGCCTGTCATTGGGGGCAGGACAAGCGCCCCTGGATAGTGCTCCTTCGTCGCGTCCGCGCGGTCCGTATTCGCGCACGAGATCGCCATGCTGAACAGATTGGCGAAGGAAGCCGTGTAGTTCTGTACCCGCATGCCGTCCGCCCTGAAGAAGGCATCGGCGAGGCACGTGTACGTCAAGTTGGCCAGCTCGAACTTGTCGAACATGATGCTGAGCTTGACGATGAGTTGGAGTGGCCGAATACTGTCGACCGCGCAGTACTTGTTAATGAGGCCGATATTGTCCAGACTCGCCCTCAGGCGCGCCTCATGCCCGCCCCGCACACTGGGCACCACATAGCGCCAGTCGCGCATCGGCGCGTCGCGATTCGCCACGTCGTAGTCCACTTCCGGAATGTCGGCGCGGCAGACCGCGCAGGCGTCGTTGCCTGGGCACGCGGGCCACGCCTTCGCGGCCGCGGCGCGCTTGTAGATCTTCATCATGCGCCGGAAATAGACGTCCTCTTTCGAAGGCAAATCGCACTTCCGGAGATAGGTGTTCAGCGAGGCCGCGAACCGCACTTCTTCCCGGGGGAATAGCTTGCGAATCGCGGGCTGAATGTCTATGTCGAGAGTGCCGCTCCACTGCGCGACGCACTCGCAAATATGGTCGTCTGTCGCCGTTATCTTGATGTTTTGCCTGCGGAATGCGTACCGCAGGGCATCGTCGCTCGACCGGGGCCGACTCGGCGCCCGGCGGTCCTCGCCCAGGGCCTTATTCACGAAGCCGAAGCGGCGCGCGTCATCGGCGGGAACATAGCGCCCGTCGGATTGACATCCGAAGGCCCATTCCGCATCGGCGCCGAGGTCGGCGGCCGCCAGCTTAGCGCGGAACAAGGGCCAATCAAAATTGGCGCCGTTGAAGGCGATTCTGATGTCGGGGCGCATGATTGCCGCTATCGCCATGCGCACTATCAGCAGCTCCCTTTCGCTGGCGCACAGGACGGTCGCCGCGGAATCGTTGCCGACGCCGGGATAGACGCTCAGCACTAGGGAAAGCATGGGCCGCTGTGGGCACCAATGCGCCGAATAGACAAGGCTGATCGTTGGGATATTGAAGTCGTTTCCCGGCCTCGGAATCTCGCCATTAGGCGACTCGAAATCGGTCTCGATATCCCAGCTTTCGACAAGCAGAAGGTCGCGCTTCGGGCAGCGCCCGGAAAGCTCGTCTTCTTCGCGGGCCGGCCGATAGTCTTCGATGTCGAGCACGACGAGCCAATCGACGCCGTGAAGGCCATATCGGCGCGCCGCCTCCTCTGTGTTGCCCCGGATCACGCGCGCCGATCGGGCCCCGAGAAGGTTCCAGCCGGCAGTGCGGAACTTGTATTCGCGGGCCAGAATGTTGAAGTATGGGCAGCTGCCCGTGGTGTCGTCGTGCGCCGTACAGGTCGGATCGAGCTTATGGAACGCTTCGATCCACGCTTTCCGGCTCTCGAGCGTCCCGAAAGTCGCCCTGACGTAGAACTCCTTCTCCGTAGTGAACCCATGCATCGGATATAGGCGGTCGCAAGTCAGCAGAACCCCGATATCGCTCAGCCCCAATTCGCGCGCCCGGCTTTCCACGCGGGCAATGGCCTGCTCTTCCGTGGTCGGCCGCAGCTCGGCCTCGCCGATAGCGGCGCTCGCGCGCACGTGGAAATATGGGCGCCCATTGGCGAACATGACGCAGGCCTTCGACCCATCCTCGAGGGTCCCGAAGATGCGCGGGCTGTATTCCGCGCCGCCGCGCCTGATGTCGCGATCCGACACATCACAGGGCATAAAGGCCAGGTCCTCGCTCTGCGGGCCGTCGTAGATCTGCCTTCTCGCTGGTTGTCCCCCTCTAATGAGCGCCGCGCGGCCGATGTGCGCGATGCGCGCGACTGCCTCAGCGCTGCTAATTACAGTGTTTGGCGCGAATAGACTCATTAGAAAGTATTATTCGCCAACCAACGCTTCAATTTTATATGTTCTCTATGAGCGGGTCAAATAGCGGATTGCTGGCGAGCGTTAATCCGCAGTAATTCGCGGGCCCGTGGCGCCCGAAGTCGACCGGCTTATAGGCCCCCGATTCTACTGCCTCGCGGAGAAGGAACTTGAAGATGCGCCAGAAGCGCGGCGGGTGCCCCCAGACGTCGTATGCGCCGATATGCGCAAGCTCATGGATCATCACGAACACGATCAAATTCGGGTCGATGAATTGCCGCTGCCGATCGCGATCCCGCAGGCAGACCTTGATCTTTGCGCCCTTCATTAGCGAATACGCCGTGTCAATCCCGTCTGGCGGCGGCCGATTCTCGTAGAGCTCCTCGTAGTTGAAGCGGCGCACAACGTTCTCCACTATGCGCCGCTTATCTTCGGCTCCGGGCCCCGACAGCGCCTCTCGCCGCCCCGCGAGCTCCTCATCGGCGGCGCCAATCATGTATTTCCGCCGCAAATGGGCGAGAATCCGCAGCATTCGCAAGTCCAATTCGCGCATCGCGTCGATGGCCTCGCCGGCATCCGCATAATCCGTGAGCACGTTCACAACGATTCCCTGCACAAGCGCCTCTGACCGATAAGCGCGCTTCTCGATCCAGGCGCAGATAGCGAATATGATCATCAGCGCAACAACGACGATTGCCGCACAAGAAAGATCCGGCATAGTTGTATATGTATAGAATGAGCGAATTCCCGACGCGCGTTGTCTGGGCCGATCCGGTCCGCCGAGTCGCCCATACCCTCATCTTCATCGGCGCTGCGCCTCCCCACATTAAGGCGGCCATTCAGGCACTCCTTGCCGACACGACGACTGAGCGGGACATCGAGCGCCTTCGGGAGGCCTACGGGGCGTCGTTCAAGCGGCTCTTCACGCCGGTCGCCGTTAGCTGGGAGAGGCCGATTGCCGGCGGCGCCCCTGAGCTCAGCGTCGAGGAACTGCTGGCCAGCGATACCGGCGCCGACGAGGCCGCGGCGTCGATCGAGCGCCCATCGTTCGCCCCGGGCCGCATAACGCCCATATACGACTACTTTGTGTTCCCGGACGATAACCCGATGGACGTGCGCCGCAAGATATTCTCCCTGACCGGCATCCCTATCTATCGGCAGCATATCTCGTACGTCGCTGGGCCGGAAGAGGCACCGCTCGTCCCCTACTCGGTGGAGATTGCCGATGTCGGGCCGATTCCCATAGACTTCCGCGACATGGCGCGCCGCGACTTCTTGGTCTATGATTTCCCCGTCGACAAGGCGCTGTATGCCGCGCGCGAAGACACGAAGGTAGTCGCGCTCGACAACGTGCTTCCCGTAAGCAAGTCGGGCGCGTCTATCTTCTATGTTGTTGATATCGCCTCGTTCATCGACCGGAATCTCGCCGCGCTCAGGGGCGCTATTGGCGATCGTTATCAGTTCGATCTTGTCTACTACGGCTTCGTGATCAAGTATTTCCCGCTGCTTGCGCCGGAATGTTTCCATTCCATTATCATGAACGAGGCGGAGATGGGCAGCAAGTACCCCGATTTGGCTCCCCAGCGCGCAGCCGTCTCGAGCGCGGTTCTGGAGGCCCAGCGAATCGCGATCGAGAATCGGGCCGCCGCGGCCAAGGCCTCGGCCGCCCCGGAGGCCCAGGGCCTCGACTACGTGATAACGCGGGTCGCCGCGGCGCCGGCGGCCATCGGCGCCCCCGTGAACATCAGGAATCTGTTCGACTTGCTCGAATGTTCGGCCGCGATCCCGGAGATCCGGGCGCGCGTCGAGTATTCGGGAGTGCCCTACATGCTCCGGAAAATACATAGATCACGCCCCCTTATTGGCGACACCGGCACTAAGTTCCCGAATGTGCTGGCTAAAGATGTAGGCCTCGTCGCCCATCTGTCTGGGACTACGTTCATCCATGTCCTGCCGACCGGCAAGTATGTGGTTCATCTAGAGTGGCGGGAAGACGACAATGCGACTTTCGAGAATCTCGCCTCGCGCGCAAAGGAGCACAGCAAGAAGTTCGCCGAAGTCGTCAGGCCGTTCGCTTCGGCGATATTCCCCGCGTGGGCGGCGGCCAGCGCGTGGCCAATAATTGGCGCCGATAACATTGTCTACAGCGCCCTGAACGTCGTTGTTCGCTGGCGGCGGATACTGACGAGTGCCGAATACCGCGCGCTGCGAGATATACTCGCCGGCCGATATGTGCAGGCCGGAATCCTTCTTCAGCGCTCGACTGTTGGCGCCGCTGCCGAAGACCTGGAATTCACATTCACGCGCGGCATAACCACAATGGACGCGTCGCTCCTCGAGCGCAAGATAATGGCGGCCGGCCTGACTTCCAACAACTACTATTCCTACATGTCGAACCCCGCCGTTCGGCAAATGTGGCTGCAGAATTACGCTGGGCGCCCGGCGAAGATGACCCATCGGGCGACTGACATTCGCCTGGATATTACGGGCATCTACGAGGACGAATTCCGCGTCTTCCTCGAGTACTTCACGGCACTATTCCATGCTTTCTCTGGGCGCGCGGCGGCGAGAGAGAATGTTGTGGAGCGCAGGAAACTAGATACCACGGCGCGCCTAAAGCGCCTCCGCGAGATGGATCCGGAGCTATATGATCTGCGCCGTTATGGGTCCCGGGGCAACTACGGGCGCATGTGTCAGAAGGCGCACCAGCCGACTGTGTATGCGCCGAGCGAGACGCCCCCGGCAGGCGCCGTCAAGTTCTGGAACTTCACTCTGCGGCGGCCGGCGCATTACTCCTGCCGGAACCCGAACTATCCCTATCTGGGCTTCATCAAGGGGCATCCGAAGGGATATTGCCTGCCGTGCTGCATGAAGCGCAAGCCGCAGGCCCGTTCCCTTCGCGAGAAGCAATTCGCGGCCTGCACCGCGGATCACTCCTTTCCCGCGGCAGGAGGCGGCGGAGGCGCTGCTTCCGCGTATGTCATCGCCTACGGAAAGGACCTTACTCCGGGGCGCATGTCGTACTTGCCCGCCAGTTATCTCGCCGACATCCTCGATAAAGTGTGCGCGCGATTCGGCACGCAAATGCTGATTTGCGGGGTTTCCCAGGACCACGGCCTGGGTATTGTCCATGCCCTGCGCGGCGCGCTGAACATGTCGCTGGCCGCCTTTGTCGAGGGCCTTGTCGGCGCGGTAGAGAAGGCGAAGGGCGGCCTCGAGTACGAGATGATCGCCGCGGGGCGGGCGGCGACCTACTTCACGTCGAAGCGCGAATTCGTGGGGTTTCTGGCGAGCCTCGCTGGCGGCGGAGTTATCCCGCCGGATGCCGGCGACTTCATGCGGGTGGTGATCAGCGACTGCGCGGTCGCCGCATTCGGCGTCGCGCCCATATTTGTTGTCGACCAGTCGCGCGACCCCTTGCGGAGCAGCCTCCGTCTCGTGCGCCCGGATACCGGCGACCTGAAGCAGGGCGGCATTGGGCATTGCCTTATCATGACCGACTCGAAGTATCGCGCGCTCAATCCCATATTCGAAGTCGATCCTCAACTGCTGCCCAAACCGTCGGCTATCACTGAACGCCGGCTGCGGCCCGAGTTAATCGATGTGTTCGCCGGACTGTTCCGCCCGACGGCGCGGATATCGAAAGTAAGTATGGATGGGCCGGACTTCGATGTAATCGCGGGCATACTGCCTCCGGGCGCCATAATCCGGGCCTTCGTGGGCACGAGGGGCCTAAGCTACGCGCTGCTCGTGAATCACCCGCCGGGCCGCTATTGCTATTTGCCGATTGTGTTCAGCCGCCCAAAGCAGGTTCCGCTTTCCTTCGAGCCGTTCCGCCCGGCCGCCGGCGAACACGAGGTATCGCGCGAGAACTGCGAGGCGCTTATTGCCCATGTAAACAGCGCCCTTGGAGGAGAAGTGCTCGTTGTGATCCGCGAATATCTGCAGGTCGGCGAGGCAGTCGTCGCCGCGGCGACCAATGTCGGCTTAATGTACTTCAAGGCCGTGGCCGCCGGGAGCTCATTCGGGGCCCCGATTCGCCGCCTGCGCTTCGACCCGCTGGAGCTGGCCGCGGCGACAATTGCCGAACACAACTCGGGCGCCGAATCCCCCCTGGCCGCCCAGATAGCCAATCTTGCGAAGGGGCACATTCTCGATTACTACCAGTACGACTTGTTCTGCCTGGAATTCGCGCATCACATCTTCGCGCAGCGCAATAGGGCAGTGCGGGAGAAGATCGCGGCCATCGCCAAGGATATACCGACTCGCGGAAAGCCGACAGCCGCCGAGAGGAACAGGGCGATTACGGAGCGGGCGCGGCGCCTTCGCGAGCTGCTCGGGCCATCGGCAGTGCCCTCGGTGGTCGCGTTCATCGCCGAGCGGCCGAACGACATCGACACGCGGCAGTTTCCCTTCGACCGCGCGGACTTCGATAAGCTGGTGGCGACGGGCACGGTCGACGACATCCGCAAGGAGATACTGCGGATGGCGCCCCTCTTCGTCGAGGAGGGGCACTCGGCCGCGGAGACAGTGCGCATGCCGAATATACTGCGCCCATGCGCCGGGGGCGCAGACAGCGAATATTGCTCGAGCGCGCGCAAGCTCAGAATGACTATGGACCTGAATGTCGCCGCCGACATACTCGCCCACGACCTCAAGAACCCAATGCGCCGCCTCGTGATCATGACAAGGGGAATTGCCGATACCTGCCGCAACTACTTCGACTTCATCAAGCGCCCAAGTGAAGTCATTGTTATCGAGGCGGTCGGTGTGGGCCAATACGAATACTAATCTGTCAAGGCAAATATACGAGGATGGCCGATGATTCGATCGAAGTCTCGATTCCGAAGAGAAAAAAAGCAGAACCGCTGCTTGGGCTTGCCGGAGAAGTCGCCTACCGCACGAGCTACAAGTCGCTGATCATTCTCTTCGTCTTATTTGTGCTCATTAGCAGCGACGTCTTTGTTAATCGCGTGCTTGCGGGCGTTGACGGCGCGGTCGACGGGAGATACCCTACGGCGTACGGCGTTGGCGTTCAGGGCCTTGTGCTTGTGCTGATGTTTGTTGTCGTCGACTTTCTTGTTAAGCAGGACTTCATATAAGGCCCTGTATTCGTCCGCGGAAAGGCAGGGCTCCGGCGAATACCCGAAGCGCAGGCGATGGAGCCATATCTGCGCGTCGCGCTCAGGCATCGGCTCTATGTTGTCGGGCAAGTGAACGGAGCCAATAACTCCCTCGCTGAATATAGAGGTCCGCACGACGTATTCTTCGCTCGCAAGAAGCAGTGATAGATAAAGGCATATCTTCCTTGTCGCCGCAGTGTCGAAGGCGCCCAGAATGTTTATTTTTCCCCTAGGAAAGACATTCACACGCAGCGTCTTCTGGTCGTTGCCGGGAATCGGCGTGAAGAACTTTACGGCGAGCTTTACATCCTCGCAACCATACCGAATATAGTCGATCGCGAATGGCGCTGTCTCGTCGCTGTAGATGCGCTCGGCGACTGCGCGCAGGTCAAGCGACTCGGCGCGCGTCAGGATCCGCGCCCACTTGTAGTTCTTCATGATGGGCGACAGCGCGACGATCGCGCCATCGGCGTCGGGGTGGCCGATGCCCGCCGGCGCGGAGGCAATAGTGCGCGCGAGATAGTCGCCGAGCTCGCGCGTCCGGCTGACTATATCCCTGATCATCCAGGGCTTAATGCCGGGCAGCCCGAACTGCCCAGTGCGGAATACCTTGTACTTGTAGATGACGTGCGGGAAGGTCGCGGACCGCGTCCAGATGAGCACCGAGGAGTTGAAGCATTGGCCGGTACCCTGTATCTTCCGGGGCTTCCGGGGAATGCCCACTGGCGGCTTCCTCTTGCGGCCTCTCGTCGACTTCGCCTTGTTCGGCGCCGGCTGCGAGAAGCCGGGCAACTTGACTTCGCCGAAATTGCACTTCGCGAGGACGAAGATGTCATTCGGCACTATGATATTGATGAGTTGCGCCTCGTGGAAGTGAATATTCTTGAAGGCGCCGCCCATGCCGAATGTCGTAGGCAGAATGCTCGAGAAACAGGGCGGAATCTGCTTGCTGATGTGCAGATCCTCCTCGAACTCCACCAGACTCGCCTCGCTGCTGCCGACTATTTCCATTCGAAGCTAACGAGATCGTATGCCTTTATATTGGAATTCAGTTTTCATCACGATGAGTCGCGCATATGATTGATTGCCTGGGAGACTTCGGCATCGCTGGTTGACGCGGCCGGCTGGCCGCCGATGGCGCCGCCAGAGCGCGTCTTGTCGCGGGAATACATGAACAGATTCGGCAGGAGCTCCAGGGCAATGCGCACACCGGGGCCGATGTTGTAGTCGTTCATTAGCCCGCCAACGAGCGTTGAGGTATCGTGGCGCATCCTGCGCAGCTTCGAGCGGACGTGATTGGGCCAGCCGCGGAGATCCGGCCTGTGCCCGAACCATTCGCGGTCGCCATTGAACAAGTCTTCAAGAGAAGTCGCGCCGAACATCATAAACTCCTCGGCGAGCTGACAGCAGCGCTTCCTGTCGTTCTTGCGGCGAAGTACGCGGAGACATTCGGAAATCTCGTCGTTCGACGCGTTTCTTTCGGGGATCTTGATGCGCGACAGGTCCTCTTTCTCGTCGCGGAGAATGCTGTAGAGTTCGTCGATCTCCTCGAACATGGCGCTACGCAGGTCTTCTTGCCGCTCGTCCTCGAGGAATTGGCTGGCGCCGATGCCCAAGTTGTTGAGGACCTTTTCCGCCCGGTCGCGGCGCGTCTGCTCGGCGGTATAGTAGCGCTCGTTAGTAGATTGGGCCGGGGGCTTAGCGGGGCGCTCATCGTCGCTGTCCGACTCGTCGGCGGCGGCCTGGGCGGATCTAGCCATTGCCGAGGGCGGAGCGGACGTTGACGGCGGCAGCGTCGCCAGCGCCGATGTTGACGCCGATGACGACGACAATGCCGATGCCGATGCCGACGACTGCGCTGAGAAGCCCTCGGAAGGGGCGGATAAGGACGACACGTTGAAGCCCAGCCGATTAGAGATGTCGTCGAGGCTCTTCTTGAACAGCTGCTCGGGGGTCTCGACGGGCGCCTGGGCGGTCGCGGGAGCGCCGGATAGGAATTGCCGCTCGATGGACTTCAAGTCCGGCGTGTCCCTTACCTTGGGGGCGCTGACTATCTCGCTGAGACCGAACACGTTCTTGTGCTCCATCTCTCACGAATCCTATTTAAGCGGTGGTATGAATATAAATGCCGGGCACTTTTCGCGGCTACCGCATTCTGAGCTTCGACTGCGCTTATCGAACACTCGGCTGGTGCGTTCTCGAATACGATCCGGCCGGCGCGCTGGCCGCGCTTGCGGACGGGCGCCTCGGCGATGTGCACAAGGTAATCCGCATGACACATGGGGGAATAATCGACACATTAGGGGGGCGCACAGTCCGATCTACGGGCGATGTTGATCGGGCGCGGGCCTTGCGCGCGGCACTCGGGACTCTGCCGCCGGGGCCGTTCGCGGCGGTAATTATCGAGAAGCAGCCCGGGCGAATCCGGGGCAAAAGGGGATGTAGCCAGGCGGTCGAGGCGCAGCTTGTCTATCACTATGCGGCGGCGACCGCCGATTCGGCCGCGCAGATAGTGCTTGTTCATCCGCGGGAGAAGAACGCGCTGGCGACGCGGATCGTTGGCCCGATCGCCGTTAATAGCTATGCCGAGCGCAAGAGGCAGACAGTCGCCGCGCTGAGGCGCCTAAGTGAGCTATTCGACTTCCGGGCCGGGCGCGCGGACCTTGCGGATGCCGTTCTCCAGGCGCTCGCTCGGATATTTCCTGGTGGGCAACATATACGGAAAGGAAAATGACGGAATCGACAAAGCAGGGGAGAATTGCCCGATCAATACAGGGCGTCCTCGTCTATCTCAATGCCTTTCTCTTGCTCGACCTGATGCGCGAGGTATTCGTCGGGAGAATAATAGTCGCCGTCATCATTGCGCTTACAATTACGATCGCCGCGATGATGTATCTCGACGAGTACGTCGCCTAATGCGCCGACAAGGTCGCGGCGCGCTGCTGATATTCCTTCTGCGTGATGCCGCCGGCGCCGCAGTACAGCTTCAGCACGGTCATCGGCGGGGCCGGCCGCACTGGGCGAATGGGCATCTTCTCGATCTGCGCGCGCACGATAGACAGGTGCTGCTGCGCATCCCAGCGGGCCATTGGCGGGAGCCGCGACTCGATGTAGCTCGATGCGCAGGCCCAACTGCAGAAGTTGCCTGTAGTCTCCCATTCGCATCGGGAATCGTCAATGGGCACGGGATTACTCGGCAGGAAGCGTGGCGGCCCTTCTACTGGGAGGCTGCAGTTCCAGCAAAGGAGATTGGTCGATTTGGGCCAAGTCTCGGCGGATAGGAATTTCGGGGGAATTGCCGAATAGATGGTCGCCCGCTGGGGCGCGGCCAGCGGGTCCCTGCCGGCGGGAAGGTCGCCGCGCGACCGGGGGGCAGTCAATCCGGCGCTTCCAGGGGGGCGAATGGGCGGCGGCTTCTTGACGCCAGTGATGATGAGGTATCGCGACCTCGTGTTCAACATGCGCGAGCTATATTTTTTGAAGGCGCTCTTATATAGCAAACAAATGCAGGACAGCTTCGGCGAATATGGGCCGCAGGGATTAACTACCGATGAGATTCTTCGTGCGCGGGAAGCGCGGATGATGAGGGCCTATCCGCGCGCGATTCCCGAGGCGTCCGTGCCCGGCCCGGCGCCGGGCGCAGTCGTTGCCCCGGCCACGGAGCGGGATTGGGTTCTGCTCTCCACGGCGCAGGGAAAGTCGGCGGGCAATGATAGTTCCGGGGACTTGACGCTCATATTCGACAATCGTACCATCCTTATTCTGCTCATTATGATATTCATCCTCGTGCTTATCATCCGCCAGGAATCGCGGCTCATGTCGCAATTGCTCGTTGACATCCACAAATATATTGCGGCCAATATACGACCGAAATGAAGCGGATTACCTTCGGGCAGATGATTATTCTGCTGATTCTCATTATGGCGCTGGTTATGTATACGGGATCGGGAATACTCGCGTCCGTGAGTTCGACAATCTCGCTCGGCGTATTCCTGTGGTGGATTGCCGGCTTCTTCATAAGCGGGCCATATCTGGGAAGCTGTCAGGGGCGCCCATGAGCGCTCGGCGCGGCGGGATTGGGGGATTATTTTTTCCCCGATTCCCCGGAAGAACGCGAAAAAATATGCCCGAATGCGCGGTTCTCGCGCTTAAGTTGTGTAGCGCAGTACGGCCGTGCCGTCGGAGATGAGCAGGAAGTTGATCGCGATCGCCAACCCGAGGAAGTCGCAGGGAGTTGGGCTTCCGCAGTAGGAGCTCGTGTAGCGGATATAGAACTCGCGAGCGCGCGAGATGTTGAGGTGGCCGCTCGGCTGATATGTGCCGGGATACAGGCAGAAGTTGATCATCATGGCGCCCGCATCGGAAGGCGACCTGATGGTGCCGTTCCCGTAGTACCAGGGAGTATAGACATTGAAGAACGGGGCGCGATACTCGTCGATGATGGTATTGCCCTGGACAGTAACCTTGAGCGTGTCGATCGTCTCGGTGTAGACGGGCACGAACAGCTGCTCGTCGGTCCATGAGCAGGTGATCTCCTTGTGCTCGGCGGCGCCGGCCAAGTTCGCCGCGTTGAAGGCGAGTGCGTCATCGGTACAGAAGCGGTCGATCTTGTGGCTGACAGTCTGCATTGTCTCGTCGGTTACGAGAGTCAGCCTATGCCAGTCGCGGTAGCGATTAACGTTGGCCGCGGCGATGTTGACAGCGGGGCGCATGCCGAGGTAGATCGTTTCGGTGGGCCACTTGAGCTGGGAAAGGAGGATCTCGTCAGTGGAGACAGCCAGGCGCTGGGACTGCAGGCGATGAACGCGGATCAGCGAGAAGCCGATGCGCCTGATGTAGATGTCGTGGATCTCCGGGTTGACGAAGATGTTGTTGATGTACATCTCCATATTCGTAACGGTCTGCGTTGTGTCGATGACCGAGCCGACAGCGAGAACGGGAGTG